GCAAAACAGATACTTCACATTGACATGATGCCCTGGCAACAGCATGTACTTGAAGGAATCTTGGCCGTGGACGCCGATCAGAAGTTTGTGCATCGCTCGAGCCTTGTGTCAGTTGCCCGTCAAAACGGCAAGACAACAATCATCCAAGCGCTCATTCTGTTTTGGCTTGTGGAAATGCCAAAAATACGCGGCGGTAAACAGACCGTGGTATCTGGCGCGCACAGACTCGATCTTGCCTGTTTGCTCTCTGATGATCTTGCACCAATCCTTGAAGAGTATTACGGCGCCAAGATCGTCAAGTCTTACGGCCGTTATCAGGCCACCATGCCAGACGGCAGCAAATGGTGGGTCAAAGCATTGAAGCCAAACCAAGGTCACGGTATGAGCATTGACCTTGTGATCGTTGACGAGTTGTTTGACGTTAACCCTGACTCTGTTGAGGGCGGTCTGTTGCCGGCACAGCGCGCACGCAAAAACCCGTTGGCGTGTTTCTTCTCAACCGCTGGCACAGAAGAATCTGTCTTGTTTCAGCGTTGGCGTGAGGCAGGGATTCGAGCCATTGACAAGGGTGAGCCGTCAACGATGTATATGGCGGAATGGTCGCCTGACCCGAGCCTTGACCCGTTGCACCCATCGTCATGGGCGTGGGGTAATCCTGCACTTGGTCACACGTTGGACATGGACACAATTAGGCAGGAATCAACCAACCCTGATCGCGCATCATTCCTGCGCGCCAGTCTCAACCTTTGGGTAAGTGTTGTGCGCGGATGGATTGAGCCAGGGCGCTGGCCGTCATTGGAATACCACGGTGAAGTGCCCAGCGGTGGGGTCGTGGCAATCGAGTCATCGCTGGACGACTCCCGATACAGCGCGACCAGATGCGTCAACCTGTCTGACGGTCGGGTGCTTGTCACCGTCGCGTTTATTGCCGAATCAATTACAGAATTGTGGGACAACGTGCAGGAACTTGCCAAAGACCCCACGATCAGGTTTGCCCTGTCGCCCACCGTGGATGCGACATGCCCACCAAACATCGAGCGTCGCCGAGTCGTGGTCGGCTACGCGGAACTAGGACGGTTCACACCGCTTGCCAAAAACATGATTGCCGAAGCGCGACTGTTGCACACAGGAGAAAAACTGCTTGCCGAACATGTACAGCGCGCCGTTGCCGTTCGCACCGACAACACAATCGTGCTGTCATCAAAGCGATCGCCTGGGCCTATCGAGTTAGCGCGAACAATGGTCTGGGGTATCGGCATGTGTGCGCGACCAGTTAACAGCGGAAAGCCCATGCTTGTCGCAGTAAATAACTAAGATAAACGCGGCGACCGCGCACCTTGCCTTTTGTCGGAATCGGATAAGTCATGCGCGGTTGCCACCAATGTGACAAAGTAGGACTATGGCGATCTTCAACAAAACACGCAAAGCAGCGATAAGCCCAGCGCCAAGCAAGGCGGCTGCGGCTGGCGGTTTCGCACCTGGTTATTCATCGTCCAATGTGGGCGTGAATATGATCGGCCAGTACTACACGTACCGCGAAGGCGAAGCACGCAACGCTGCAATTAGCGTGCCAACCATTAACCGTGCGCGCGATCTTATGGCATCGGTTATCGGCTCAATGAACTTGCGCGCCTATAACGAGTTTTGGAACGGCGAAGAAATGGAAAAGATTTACATCGCTCCACGTTCTTGGTTACGCCGACCAGACCCATCTGTGTCGTTTCAATTTTTGATGTCTTGGACGCTTGACGACTTGATGATGTTCGGTCGCGCGTTCTGGTACATCACATCGCGCACCGCTGACGGCTACCCTGCCACGTTCACTCGACTGCCAGCAGGCTCAATTACCACGACCGACATGGCTGGCCCTGTGTGGTTTGCGCCATCGTCACAAGTTTATTTTCAGGGCGGAGAAATTGACCCAGCAAACCTTGTGCAATTCCTATCGCCAGCGCAAGGCCTGATCTACTCGGCACCTGGCGCAATTGAAACCGCGCTCAAACTTGAATCAGCTCGTAACCGCAACGCATCGTCAAGCATCCCTGCCGGCGTACTTAAGCAAACAGGTGGCGAGCCATTGAGCGCGCAAGAATTGGCTGATTTGGCTAGCGCGTTTAACGCTGCGCGAGCAACCAATCAGACCGCTGCGCTTAACGAGTATTTGACATACACGGAAACAAATAGCACGCCAGACAAGATGCTGTTGATTGAAGCATCGCAATATCAAGCTTTGGAAATGTCGCGTTTGGCGAATGTTCCGCCGTATTTGGTGGGCGTTGCAACTGGCGCTTACTCATACCAGTCATCACAGCAGGCGCGCGCCGATCTTTATTTGTTTGGCGTGAAGTTGTATGCCGACGCAATTGCTGGCGCATTGTCAATGGACAACGTGCTACCACGCGGAACATATGTTGAGTTTGATGCAGATGAATACTTAGAAGAAAACTTTATGGCCGATCGCATGGATGATGAAGAAGTAGTTGTAAGAGAAAACACCCAAGAGGAGTTAGCACGATGATTAAGTTAATTGCAGGAGATTTCACGGTTGACGCAGCACAAGGCGACACGCCACGCCGAACCATCAGCGGAATTGCAGCACCATACAACGTGCCGGCAGTAGTCAGCGATGGCACAGCTGTGATCTTCCGTCCAGGCTCATTGCCAGTCGAGGGCAAAGCACCACGCTTGTTTATGTACCACGATGCAAGCCAGCCAGTTGGTGTTGTCACCGAGCGCGTAGATACCGAACAGGGCATGATGTTCAGCGCCAAGATCAGCGCCACCACACTCGGAAACGATGCCCTTGTCATGGCACAAGACGGCACAATTGACCAAGTATCTGTTGGCGTAAATCCAACGAAATTCAGTTACGACGAAGACGGCACAATGATTATTGAGGCTGCCGATTGGATGGAATTGTCGCTCGTACCGATCGGCGCGTTTGGCGACATGGCACCAATCACCAAGGTCGCTGCAAGCATCCACCAAGAGCCCGAAGAAGTAGTGTTAAATGAAGAAGTAGTCCCAGAACAGGAGAATGAACCCATGTCAGAAGTAACCGTTCCAGCAGTTGAGGCAACAATCCCAACCGCGCCAATTTTTGCACAGGCTAAAAAAGAGTTTGTATTGCCATCCGCTGGCGAATACATGGCCGCTTACCACACAGGTGGCGACACGTTTGCAAACATCAACAAGGCTGTCGCTGAATACACAGCGTCAAAAAAGACCGCATTGCAGGCAGCTGCTGGTGACATTCTCACCACAGATACACCTGGTCTTTTGCCAGTTCCAGTTCTTGGGCCATTGGTTCAAGACCTCAACTTCATTCGTCCAGTAGTCGAAGCATTGGGTGCACGTGCTTACCCAGATAACGGTCAGCAGAAGACGTTCGTGAGACCTACCATTACGACACACACGTCGGTGGCCGCTCAAGCAAACGAACTCGCATCAGTATCAGCAACCACAATGGTCATTGCAAGCAATACAGTTTCCAAGACCACCCTCGCTGGACAGGTCACGCTTTCGGCACAGGACATTTCGTTCACGAGTCCCGAAGCAATGTCATTAATCTTGAATGACCTCATGGGCGAATACATGATTGCATCGGACAACTTTGCAGCAGACGCATTGCTCACCGCAGCAAGCGCATCTGGCGTATGGGACGGCACCGTTGCTGACTTGCTCAAGTCGGTTTACGACTCAGCTGTTGACATTTCAAACGGTCGCAACTTCACACCAACCCACATGTTTGTTTCACCAGACGTATGGGGTCAGATGGGACAGTTGGCCGACACCACAGGCCGTCCTGTATTCCCATTCATCGGCGCTGGCCTCACCGGTCAGAACGCGCTTGGTGGCGGAAACGCAACATCATGGAACGGCAACCCACTCGGTCTGCAATTGGTAGTTGACAGCAACTTCGCTGCAAAGACCATGATCATCACTCGCGTAGGTCAAGGCTCAGGCGACTCGTTTGAATTCTTCGAATCTATACGTGGATTGCAAAGTCTTGAGGCGCCTGCAGTTTTGGGCAGGGTCATGAGTTTCCATGGCTTCGTTTCAACGTTCGCAGCAATCCCAGGAATGATTCGCAAGATCACCCAGGCTTAGTCGAGAGCGGAGCAACCGCTCATGGCTACTTACACAGTTACTAACAAGTACCTGATTGACAACTTTGCCGTACTGCAACTCCTGACCCCATCGGAGATTGCAGTCGGCAGTTCAATCACGGTTGCATCTGTTGACGCAACATTCAACGGCACCTACACGGTGCGCGCATTGCCACAGTATTTGTTTCTGGGTGTTGATACACAGGGCGACCTGCTGTACGACTACCAAGTGCCGATCGCTGATCAGGTGCTTTACGCAAAGACCGCTGACGATGTTGAGCGTGTCGCAGCGTCTGGAACCGTGTCTTACGCGCCAGTTTGCACGTGGGTAACCGCAGCACAAGTCATGTCGTATTTGGGTATTACCATTGCTGACCCATCTGACGATTACACGTTGCTCACGCAATCGGTATCAGCTGGTAACCAGTTCTGTTATCGCAGGCGTCAGGAATCGGGCTATATCGACTCTCTAACGACCTCACCAGGCGGAGATGCAACATTGGGCACTTTAATGTATTGCGCCGCTCTGTGGCGCTCTAGAGGGTCAATAGAGGCAACCTACGCCACGTTTGACGGCATGGGTTCAGCACCACAGCAAAGCCTGACCCCGATCGTTAAGCAGCTCTTAGGTATTCCCCGTCCAGCGGTTGCCTAATGTCGTACACCGACCTGTTCAACGAAGCGATTGATGATGTCACGGCAACGCTTACCGCGGTGTCTGGTCTGCGTGTTGTAAACGACCCAACCAAACTTGTGCCTAATTGTGTGTATCTTGACGCGCCGAACTTCATTACTAACGCTGGCAATGGCAACGTGGTGCGACTCGAGTTCCCTGTCAAAGTAATCGGGTCAGGCCCAGCAGGTCTGCTGGTACTTCGTCAGATTCTTAGCATTGTGGCAAGCGTGCTCGGCTCACCGATCATCGTTATGGGTGGCCGTCCGTCAAGCCTTGAGATTGGTGGCGCGCTGTACCCGTGCTATGACCTTGATTGCGCTATCCAAGCCCAGAAATCGTAATCCACTACAACACAACACAAATCATCTACTATCAGAACAGAACTAAGGAGCATTAAATGGCATCAGCAACATATCTCTCGAACCCAGTCCTCACCATCAACGCAGTTGATTTGACGGACATGTGCAGCGCAGCAACCTTGACCTATTTGGTTGAAGCGCTTGAAGACACCGCGTTCGGCACCAACTCACGCAGTTACACCGCAGGCCTTGTCAACAATGAAGTGACTTTGACGATGTACGCATCGTTCGCAGCAACCGAAACCTACGCAACCCTGCAACCACTTGTTGGCACAAAAACCACCGTCACGTTGCAACCAACATCGGGTGCCGATTCAGCAACTAACCCAAAGTTCATTTTGACTGGTTGCTACCTTGAGTCATTGCCAGTAATCAACGCATCCCTCGGCGAGTTGTCAACCTATGACATCACGTTCATGGGTGGCGCGTTAACGATTGACACCACCGCACCATAAACACGGCTCCGAGCCGACATAGGAGAAACATGAAGATCAAGTTGCAGTTAAAACGCACGCCCGACAGCGCGCCCGAGTATTACTACACAAACCTGTTTGTAGTTACCGAATGGGAACGGCTCGAGCGCCGCAACATTCAGCAACTATCAACGCAACCGTTGTACTCCGATTATTGCTGTTGGATGCACACGATCTTGAAACTTAAAGGTGAGCAGGTCGGCGAGAACTGGCGCGAATGGATTAGTAAAAACCCTGATCTGGAGATTCTGCCGGTATTGGATGAGACAGACCCAAACCCTACGGACGCGGCACCTACCGTCGCCAACTAGCAGAGATTTTGGTTGCGGTCGGTTGGTGGCCCAGCAACATTGTGTTTGACGCTCGAGATGTAGTAACGGTCATTAAAGTGCTAAACGAGGCAAACAAAAAACGGAGATAACGTGGCGGAAGTATCGGCAAGGGTTGAGGTGGTCGGGCTTAAGGATGCCTTGAAGACCCTTAACAAGATTGATAAATCGTTGCGCCGAGAAATCACCAAGGACTATAAAAAGATTGTCCAGCCTGTTATTGACGATGCAAACAAACTTGTGCCTACTGGCGTTCCGTTGTCTGGTATGTCGCGAAATTGGCAGACCCGATCAGGGTTTCAGTTGTTGCCGTGGATACCTGGCATGAAGCAAAAGATCGCTGCCAAGATCAATACTCGAGCGATCAAGGAGTACAGCGGAAACAAGACCAATGTGGGCACCTTTGCCATCCAATGGAAGGGCGCGACTGGAACCATGTTTGACACGTCTATGGCTGGCTCGTTGGGGCGCGCGCTAACTGCACGCTATGGCAGTCGTTCGCGAGTAATGTGGAAAGCGTACGAGCAACGCCAAACTGATGTCATGTCCGAGATGGAGCAATTGGTCAAGCGCGTCATGGATGAAGCGAACAGAGAGACCGCGTAATGGCAATCAATATCCCAATCATTTCAGAGTTTGACGGCAAAGGGATTAAGAAGGCTATTGCCCAATTTAAGCAACTAGAAACGACATCTGAAAAAGCCCAGTTTGCGATTAAGAAGGCGGCGGTGCCGGCAGCTGCGGCGCTTGGCGGTTTGGCGTTAGCGCTTGGTGATGCAACCAAGGCTGCGATGGAAGATCAGCAGGAACAGGCGGCGTTGGCGTTAACGCTTAACAATGTGACGGGCGCGAGCAAAGCCCAGACTGCACAGGTTGAAGATCAGATTAGCGCGATGTCTCGAGCATCGGGTATTGCTGACACCGAGTATCGCAAGAGCCTTGAGGCTTTGGTGCGCGGTACAAAAGACGTGGACATGGCCATGAAAGACATGAACCTTGTCATGGACATCAGCACAGCGTTGCAGATGGATTCTGGCACCGTTGCAGACGCGCTCGCAAAGGCATACCAAGGCAACTTTAAAGCGCTCCGATCATTGACCCCAGAAATGGCAACGATGATCAAAGAGGGCGCCAGCCTTAACGAAGTCATGGACGTGCTTGGCGGTACGTTTGGTGGCGCTACCGCTGCAAGCGCGGAGACCGCAGCAGGCAAAATGAAGATTTTTAACAATTCAATTGCGGAAACAAAAGAGTCAATTGGCGCTGCGCTACTGCCAGTTATGGAAGCAGTTTTGCCTTATATGCAAAAGTTTGCAGATTGGGCACAAAACAATCCACAGGTATTTACTCGAATAGCCTTGACAATTGGTGCTATTGCGGCAGCGGTAGTTGCCTTAAACATTGCGTTAGCAACTAACCCATTTATATTGGCAACTGCAGCAGTAATCGGTTTGGCTTTGGCGTTTAACAAACTTGTTGATGCAATGAGTGCAATTAACCGTATTGGTGGACTTGCAGCAAAAATTCTTGGCGGACTTGCAATGCCGATAGTTGGCAACGTGGCAAACATTTTGGATGGTTTAGGAGATTTGGGCAGATTTATGCCAAATATGGGTGAATCATCTGGGCCAACGCCAGGACGCTTAAACATTCCGCGCATGGCTGATGGTGGCATTGTGTCGAGTCCTACCTTGGCACTAATTGGTGAAGCAGGCCCAGAGGCAGTCGTGCCATTAGATCGCATGCAATCGGGTGGCGGTATCACTATCAACGTCACAGGCGGACTCTCGACTAGCGCCGAGATCGGTGAAAGCGTTGTTAACGCCTTGCGCGCCTACTCGCGTTCCGCTGGGCCGTTGCAATTACAGGTGGCCTGATGCCAGGTGTAGCGGTTGTTGATTCTGGCAACTATGACCTGCAAATTGCCACAGGGTTTCAGGTTGACGCGTTCGTGCTTGATGACGCGTTAAAGGGCGTACTAGATAACACGCAGTACGTGCTTGATGGCACGACCGAGTTTGCCAATGTCATGGACTCGACTACAAACGTGATGGTGCGGCGCGGTCGCCGTGACGTGGGCGACCAGTTCAGCGCTGGCACAATGTCATTCACCATTCAAGACGTGGACGGCATTTTTAACCCGTTTGACCAAAACAGCCCGTACTACGACACCGCAGAATCTAAACCAGGGCTTGCCCCATTGCGCGAAGTCCGACTGATTCGATACAGCTCTACTAATGTTCCCGAATCCTTGTTCAGCGGTTATGTCGTTAACTATGACTACAACTTTGCGCTTGGCGGTTTGGACACCGTGACGGTGTATTGCGCTGACCAGTTCTACCTACTAGCCCAAACGTATTTAGACGAATTAAACGTCACGACCGAAACATCAGGCGAACGCATAGAAACAGTCTTAGACCTACCAGAGGTAGATTTCCCTGTCGGGTCTCGAGCAATCGCTACAGGCACCGTCAACCTAGGCCACGACTCCGCATACACCGTGCCGGCAGGAACTAGCGCGCTGGGCTACATCACGCAGATCAATGAGACCGCGGAGTTTGGGCGTGTGTTTATGTCTAGGGCTGGTGTGTTCACATTTGAAGAACGCATTGGTACCACGTTGAGCGCACCTGTTGCCGAGTTTAAGGATGACGGCACAGGGTACAAATATGACGGTGTGGGTATTAGTTTTGAGGCTGACTCGGTGATCAACCGATCGGTCGTGACAGGTTTGGACGGCACCAGTTACATTGCCACCGACCCAGCGTCTATTGCCACATATTTTATTCAGACCGCAAGCATCACTAACAGCCTGTTGCATCAGGCTGGCGAAATACAGGCCGCAGCGGAATACCTGCTGAATCCAGAGCCTGAAGCGCGTTACACATCCGTGGCAACCAAATACCTAATGCTAACCACAGCCCAAAAGGACACGCTGGCGACCGTGGACATTGGCGACACAATCAGCGTGGAAAAAACATTCCCAACAGGTAACACCACAACCCAGTTGGCGCAAGAGCTGTCAGTCGAGGGCATCGAGCACTATCTGGACTTCAGCACAGGCCACAGGGTGCTGTACTCCACCGCGCCGACCACGATCGTCTACGAGCTGATACTTGATGACGCTGTGTATGGCACAATTGACGAACTTAATGTTTTAGGATGATTACGCTATGACCGTTCCAAACTTCACCGCAGGGCAGGTTTTAACGGCCGCAGAACTCGACACGCTTAGGAGCGCATTAGGCATGACTATTCCAGATTTTGTAGCAGGACAAGTTTTGACAGCCGCCGAATTGAACCAACTTGTAGCCGTTGCAAACAACCCTGAACAATACGGAACAGCAACAGGCGGAGTAGGCGCACCAACCGCGGTGACGATTAGCGGAGTTGATTACGAGTATTTGACATTTACATCGACGGGAACCCTGACGATCACTAAATCGGGCTTATTTGAGGCAATGGTGTTTAGCGCGGGCGGCGGTGGTGCTGGCGGTGTCGGCACAAGCGGATTTACAGGCGGAGGCGGTGCTGGCGCTGGCGGATATTTTCAACAAAAAATCTATTTAGACGCAAACCAAACAGTAACCATTGGTGCAGGTGGAGCAGGTGGCGGAAACGAAGCAGGCGGCAGTCGAGGCAACGTATCAAACATTGGGTCTTTTGTGCAGGTTGTTGGCGGTGCAGGCGGAATAGATTACAACAATTTTAGCAATACGCAGTATGTCGGTTCATCTGGTAGCGGTGGAGCAGGTGTGCAAAACACAACTGCAAGCGGCCTAAATGTTTATGGAACTAGCGTCGGTTACAACGGTGGAACTGGCGTAGGTAGTAATACTGGCGGCGCAGGCGGTGGTGGTGGAATTAGCGCCATAGGTGGAAACGGTGCAAGCACAAACGGCGGTGCAGGTGGCGCAGGATATGACGTCAGCGCATTCATTGGCGGTAGCGCACTATTTAAGGGTGGTGGCGGTGGTGGCGCTGGCCCAGGTACAGGTGGCGCTGGCGGTTCAAGTGTTGGCGGTGCTGGCGGTTCTGGAGCCAATAGCGCGGGTGGTTCGGCAGCTGCAAACACGGCAAGCGGTGGTGGTTCAGCAACAGGTACAAGCACAGGCGGCAGCGGTGGCTCTGGAATTGTTTACATTCGATGGAAGGTCTGATATGGCACACTTCGCAAAAATAAGCAACGACATTGTGACAGATGTAATTGTCGTATCAAACGCAGACTGCAACGATCTTCCATTCCCAGATAGTGAGCCAGTAGGTCAAGCATTTATTGCATCGCTTGGCATTGAGGGAACATGGTTGCAAACAAGTTACAACGGCAATTTTCGAGGATGTTATGCCGGCATTGATTACACGTTTGACGCGACACTAGGTGAATACGGCGAGTTTGTGGCACCCGTTTACCCAACGTTAGAGCAATGAAATGGCTACTGAGATTGTGGTTTCTTTGGTCGGTGGGGGTTTCGCTGTGGTGGTGGCGCTCATCAGCAAAATCGGATTCGACAACAAAAAAGATCACGGCATCGTACACAAAGCCCTAGGGCGAATAGAAGAAAAGATAGATCACCATGTTGAAAATCACCGATAAAGACAAAGCAATGTTTGCAAGTTACCTGCGATCAGTCGTAGGCGCGTTGATCGCGGTGTACTCGACAGGCACCACTTACCCAGCCGATTACGGCAAAGGTGCAATTGCTGCAATCATTCCACCATTGCTCCGCTGGGTAAACCCAAAAGACGCAGGATTTGGTCGTGGCGACAGCCAAAACTAACCCCAACTCCCGTCCATACATTGGCAATAGTGACGGCCCATCAGCAGGCCCACGTGCCGGCATGAACGAGTTTATTAAACAGGTCATCCATCATTCTGGTGGCGCGCTTTGGAATAACGGGTCGTACGGTCAGCGCGACATGAAAGGCAAGCCAGGCAGTTTGTCGGTGCATGCAACTGGTCGCGCGGTAGACATGTCGTATCGAGGGAGCGCACGTCATCCACAATCGTCACGCAAATCCGCGTTGCCGTTTATTGAGCGCATGGTTGCAAACGCAAACGATCTTGGAATCCAGATGGTGATTGATTACTTCCCATCGCCGTACGGTCGCGCATGGAAATGCGACAGGCAAGCGTGGAGCAAATACAGCAAGCCAACAGTCAGCGGTGCACCTGGTGGCGACTGGTTCCACATTGAGATTTCACCACAGGCCGCGGACTCGGTGATCTTCGTAAAAGCCGCATTTTTAAAGGTCTTTGGGGAAATCCCACCTAAGGCTTGATCTATGTTCTAGGGTCGGAGTACCGACAAAAGGACAGGCAATGACTGAACCGCAGATCGTTGATTACAGCGTCTATACAGGAGTGATGGACAACGGCCAAGAAATCTTGGTACAGATCTTTACCAGCCCAGAGTCGGGCAAGTTCCTACTAGGACAAATCGCATTCAGAACGGCAACCTCAACTTGGGGTCAGCCCATACCTTTGGAGAAACGATGAACTATTTTGCAGAAAAAATCATAGGGCTAGTGCTTTGTACGGTCTTTGGCTTTACGGTCGCTGTAGGCGCTCCTGACGCGTCTGGCGCCCCGTCTAGCACGATTGCGCTGGCACCTTTAGCCGTCCAGCCGTACCTGATTGAGCCGATCACGACCACCAGCTCAACAGTCTTCATTGACCCGTACGCATCTGCCTGTGAGCAGTTCAGCGCGCTTGCCGTCAACCTTGGCTGGCCTGCCGATCAGCGGACTGTGCTCGAGTCTGTGATGTTCCGTGAATCGCGTTGCATACCAAACGCTTACAACGGCAAAGACCCAAACGGTGGGTCACGTGGCCTTATGCAGATCAACGGATTCTGGACACCCTGGCTCATTGAGCGCGGTTTAATTACAAGCGCAGAAAACTTGTTACAGGCAGATGTTAATTTGCGCGCAGCGTTAAAAATCTACAACTACGGAGTCGAGCGTTACGGCTACGGCTGGGGGCCATGGAGTGCAACAAAATGAGCGAAGGCGTCGCATGGAATCAAGGCGAACTATCCGAAGAAACACGCAAACTTGTATTGGAGCGCACCGAAATGATTAACCACAACATGGCAATCTTCAACCTCATTGACGAGATCGCTGACACAAGTCGCAACCCACACGCCAGCATTATTAGGCGTTTACAAACCATGAAAAACCAGTTATCACTCAATGAACCAATGCCGTTGTATGACGTGACTACACTCGATCTTGCAATCAAAGCACTACAAGCACATTCCTAACCGACAAGGACATTCCGACAATGAGTAGATTCGTGCAAATAAATTGTGAATACTGTAACGAAAATACAATCGTCACAAAAATTGACAAGATTGAACAAACAGGCCCATCTAGTGGTTTAATTTCATCCAAAGTGACCATTGAACGTGGTTGTTTTCATGTTTGCGTTGATGACAAATTAAAAGAACACGGTGTCGTATGAAAACGTGCTCAATTTGTAAAGAAACCATTGCCTACCCAGACATTCAAGGCAAAACACATTTCGTATGTGACGGCCGTGTGCCGGCAAGAAAACAAGCGCCATTCATCCAAGGGATGTTGGCGTCACAGTCATCTGCTGATGCGCGCTGGACACGCATTGAACAAAACCAAGTTGATGCGGCGATCGCACACGTGGCCAAAACCAAAGGCATCTTTACCGCCGATGACGTGTGGCAACACTTAGGCGACCAGTTCCCTGTCACCAAAGGCTTGGCTGGACGGCTTAACGCAGCATCGCGCCGTGGCATTATCCGCAACACAGGCGAACTGGCATATGCAAACCGTGGTG